CTTAATGCACGCGGTCCTACAACATCGATTTCCCCCAACGGGTTTGTTCCGGAAACAGTGTAAGACGAATTTGAGACAGAAAAACTTAATACATACCTACCAGCTGGAACTGCATTAAAAGTTGCTGTAAATGTACCAGACGACAAAGAGATCGCCACAGGACCTTGTGCAACAGCAGAGTTGTATGCAACAGAACTTACTGCCAATGAGGCTGTACCAGATGTCGGATTCCCTGTTGTAGTGCCTGTTACAACCACAACCTGATTAGTTGTTGTAACTCCGGTGACAGTTGCCGTAGGTGCTTGAACCACGGAAGGGTATTCCCAAGCGCCGATATCGGCAGCAGTACCTTGTTGGCGTACACCTGTGATTGTGGAGGTGTTACTTGCGCTAGGAGCCGTGCCTGCATCAATCAAGTCAGCCCCGGCTTTCACTCTAAAGTCGTTTACCGTGTCAACAAACTGATTTGCATAGACTAGATTGGTTTTATTGTTCGTGCCGAACAGGATGTTTCCGTCACTCGCATTGTTAGAACCGATGTAGTCCGAACGAGTGGAGAAAGCACTGCATCCAAATGCGGCACTGTTTTTAATCTTAAAACCCGCGATATCACTGTCGAATGCTGGTTTGGTTGCTATTGCCAACGACGACAATCGAACCACTGTTATATTTTCAACAATAGGAGCTACGCCACCAGAAAGGTAATACGCACCAGTGGCCGTCACCCCTGTCAGGATAATATAGGAGTTTTGCAGAGTACCAGCCTTGAGCACAACCGCCCTTGCAGTAGAACTACTGCCAGCAAATTCGATAAGGCAATTATTGATTTTTGCGGAACCAACAACCCCGCTGGCTGCAATAGCAGAAATGCTGCCGTTGCCTGAAGATTTGATTTGCAAACCTTCAATTGTAACCCAGTCAACAGCGCCAATGTGCTGTGCGTAGTTGATAGAAAACTTTACAGCTACGCCGTTAGCTGGGTTATACCGTAGCGCATTGTTGAGAAGGTTTGCGTTATCCTTGTAACCTTGTCCAGCAGCAGGCCGAATAATCAGCGTGTGCCCTGCATCCAAAGTCTTTCCGGAAAAAGTCCACGCGGCGGTGGGGACAAATTCAGAATCATTATACATCTCAAAGATGTATGACACATCTGCCGCTACCCAGTCATTAGGTGTTGAAGCCCACGCCGCTGCAACTGTGGAGAAATCCCGTCCAGATGCTGCTGAGCCGATCTTTAGTGTAATAGTTTGCATCACTTCCCTTTACATGTACGCGTCGTCAAAGCCGTTGTACTCTAAAACCACCTCGCCTTGCGGAGTACGATGGGAGTAAATGCAGACGAATTCGGAGTTGTCTTCAAGGCCGGTAATTTCGTGAAGAAGCTCAGCTTTTACAAGAACCCATTGGCCTGCCTTGAAAGTCTTTTCCCACAAAACCTCACCGGCTTCATCGCTTGTAACGATGTGCACGGAGCCACGAGTTACGAACGTTGTATGGTCGAAGTTGTGCTTGTGACCCGCGCACACATCACCCTTATCTAGTGGATTCGGGCGTAGAAAGATGTTTCCGGATTGGTATTCCATGTTTATTCCTTTATTTTGGTCCAACTTCACTAGGCGGCAGCAGAGGTCCGTGCGAAGCGTACAGGAAAGACATCTTGTAAGCCAACCCCGCTGCGCGCTTACTTACATACAAATCATAATAACCTTGCATCTTCGTGATGGCAGCAGCTAGACGTGCATTCGGGTAATCAGGGAAGTAATCTCTACGAATCTTCAGGTATTGCATATACAGGTGTGGACACCCGAAATGTTCCGATGCGCGGTCGTTGTAGGTTGTGGTGAAATCCTTGAACTGTGGAGTTTGCGGATCAGTAGAACTGACGACATACGTTGGTGCAAATGGCGGAACATAAGTATCAACCATCTGACTTTGCGCCGTCCAATCTACTGGCACATCTGCCACTGTGTATTGGCTAACGTCGTTCTTTCCTGTTAACAAAATAGGATAATAACAGTCCCTCATTTTGGTGTCCATCACATAGTCGATGACAAACTTATCAAGATTACGGATCATCATGTCCAAAGCGTCACGGCACTTATAACTGCGAGCACGCATTACAGCAAACATACCAAATTGCCGCATTGTTGCCAGAACATGCGCCATATACAAATTAAGAGATCCCCCTGCAGACTGATAATTGTTTCCGGAAGTTAGTGCCCCGCAACCAAAGTTACGAACGCAAGCCGAATAAATGGTCTGAGCATTATCGATGAACGCTGGCTTATACACTTGATCGTACAAAGCTTCTAATTCGATTTGAAGGCGTGCTTCAACCTCTTCTTTGGTGTAGCTGTTTGGGTTCTCACTAGCCACCTTCCATTGCATCACATACGCATTCATACGCCAAGCGTGCTCACGAATGCTGTACACTGTCAAGAAGTTAATCAACGGCTTGGCATTGCCCAAGGCGCACATCCACTGCGTATCAAAGTCATGTTTTGCAACGAGGGCGTGCATTGGGCTGTTCAACATCACGGCCCACCAAGCTGCGTTCGTATAACTATGCAAAGAGTCACGCTGCCATCCGGAATAATACATGTAACCTTCAGGGTCATTGCTGGTAATCCTACGGCTTTGAGTGGCCTTGATACCCACGATGTCGATAGCATATGAAGGGCCGGGGTTAGTAATGATTGCAGGGTCGTTTCCATAATAAGCCCCTACAAACTCCCACTTACCGGCGAGCATGTCTGCCTTTGGCATTGACTCAAACGTTTTTACATTACGAATCCAGTGATTAGAGTGGTTGAAATAGTTCATCCCCCACTCTTCAACCAAATCTCTAATAGGTACATTGCCTTCAGGGCGCACCCAGTTTGGATTACTTGCATACACAGCCAACACATGCGGTGAATGGGAACGGTCAAATCGTTGCCCACCTTTGCCAGTGATCCAGTCATGACCGCCGACACCCCCTGCCATGTATTTATAGCCCATAGAGCGATACCATGGATAATGGTCACGATTGGTAAACACGCGCGAATCGCGCGGGCGCGATTCGTAGGCAGTCAGGTATGTGCTGTCAAGTGCCTCGTCATCTTTGAGCGGATATGGCGGCAGGACCAGCCAGTGTGCGGTACTGTCTGCTTGCTGGCCCATCGTACCAAGGGCACTCTCCCATATGGACAGCGGGAAATATGCATTGGCACTCCCGCCACCGAGCGCTCCCAACACGTCATGGTCATACGAATACGATTCCACACCGGGGAAGTATTTACTGGCTTTCGATGATAGGCGTGTACGGATGTTTTGCCATGGCAGAATCTGTGCACAGTTAAACCGGGGAACGGCAGGCTCAGTGGTTGTTTGAACTTCTGACAGTTTCGGAGAATTAATCGGCAATGTAGGCTTATCGTTGAATGCTTTCCATTCATGAGTGTAAATTGGTGTGCGATCTGCCGCGCCGTTTTTATACCCGGTAACTGTGTAAAGATTAATCTTGAATGGCGGCAGCACGGTTCGGTCTGCTGTAGTTGGATTGGTACATACACCGTTAGCATCCCACGCAGATTTGATGAATGTATCCATTGCGGGATACGTATTCCACCTACCGTAAGGTTTAAACACCAGTGGTATCTGTTCTAGTTGCGTTGTGCCGTTGACGCTATTGTAGTTGGATGCAATCAGCAGCAATCCACCCAGTTCAAAACGACGGGCTGCAATAGGGCTAGTCCACTTAATTGTGTCATTGAACTGATAGATTGCAACATCGCCAATCTCAGCAGCCATCTCCGCATCTTGGAACACCCAGTCGTCTTGTCGGGTAGCCTCGGACGCTGTAGCAATGCCAACCACAACAGGTGCATTCTCGTTAGTCCAATCTACCAGTTCAATGATCGTAGGGGTAGTCGAACGGATCGGAGGTGCTGCTGGACCCGTACCAGATGCCAACAGACGTGGTGCCTTAGTGCCCGCACCGGATGCAAATGCGTAACCCGTGTTTGGCAAGCCTGTCGGATTACCCGACAAAACAAAATCACAGCCCGACCCCGCAATACCAAGTGTACCTTGTACCCAATACCCGTTAGCCTCTAATCGCCATACAGAAGCACCTGTTGAAAGATCTACTGCAATATGAGTAGTGATATTGGAGAGTTTGCCAAGGCCAGTAATATTGCCAGAAGACACAGTAAGATCGCCTGTGGACTTCATGTTAAGAAACTCTACCCCCGTTGCAGAAGGGTCTGCTGCGGCACTGTTTGCATCTCGCAAGCATCTAAGAGTGCGCGTCAAGCCAAGCGCACTTTTCAGCTTGTTAGCCCAATCCAGCTTAGTTGTTGCTGTGTCGAGAATTGCCTTAAGATTGGAACTAAATGTAAGCATCGTTGTCCTCGTAATATATGTTATTTTGTTATGTCTTGTTTGTAGACGTAACTGCCTTTTGTTAACGTGTGGACTCTTCCGTAAGTATCCGTCATCTGAACATCAAAGTAGAAGAACCCAACTCTGTCCGCTTGCTGCACGGAGGGAGAGAATTGCACGACCCCTCCCTCTGCATCTACGATTGAGCCGGATACTTGATAAACCACACTAGAGCCGTCAATAGGGTCTTTAACACTGTTTAACGTCATCAAAAACACACAATCCGTGATATTTGCAGCATCTTGTGTTTTTGTCAGAACGACTGTAAATTCGTCTACGCTTGTATCGCCTCGCCATCTCTCTATTTGCACTAGCATCTCCTGTCTAACTTTTGTTAAGATAAATATGGTAAAGAGGTGGGGACAATATAATGTCGAATTTATCGGTAATATCCGTGTAATGCCTCAACTCGTAAGAGAAGGCGGACATATTCATAGTGTCGGTCGTGTCCAGCAAAACAGCATTTACCATAACGCTTGCAACAAGAGACAAATCGAAGGTGTCGTTCGCATCTTCCCAAGACATCATCACATCTACTTCTTGCCCGATAAGTGTGGACATTGAA